AGGCGATGAACGCTCAACCGTTGTCGGTAAGTGTTATGGAGGGTCAACGGGATGACGGGAGCGTGTTTGCGATTTGCGCTGATCCGGCAACTGTCCACGCCTACGCGGCAATGAGACCTGAGTGCGACTGCTGGACGATGGACGAGGTGGCGGTCATCTTGCAGCAGGAATTTTTTACGCAAGCGGTGAACATTAAACGGGCCATGCCTGGTGCGGAAGTGTTGACGCTGATGGCGGAAGAGGATATTGGTCCGGTGTATAAGGGAAGCAGTGAGCAGGCTTACGCGTTGAGCAAGGACGCGTTGGCGGCAATGGAAAGTCAGTCAAAGCGACATGGTTGAAACGTTTGGCGGAAGGCTCCCGGTTTTTGCATGTTTTTGGCTACGGGAACATGTGGGGGTGCCTGATGTAAGCAGCAAAGCGGTGATCGGTCAATGAGAACGATTCACGATTGGGAGTGAATCGGATTCAAGCATGATGCTTGATCGATAACGATTCTTGATGTTATGCGACGTGATGCAAAGCCAGTTGATCGGCGCTTAGGCTTCATTGGCGCATTGGCGTAGCCATAGGCGCGCGGAAAGCGCCTTTGTAGGCGATTAAATTGCATGGTGGCTACTACCCTATATGCTTTTGAAAAAATCGATTGTGGGCGATTCTATAGGCTTATCCTCCAAAGCGTTAAGACGAGCGCGTGCAAGCGCCAAGCGTAAAGCGTAGGCGTCAATATGCGCTCTACGCTAAATCGCAAAGCGAAAAAAGGCGCTCTACGTGGAGCGTAGGCGCGCGAAAAAAAAAAGCCCCTAGGGGCTTTGATTAAGTTTTCATTGGCATGCTGGCGTTAAAGGTTAAAGAAAACTGCGCAGGCAAGCGCCACGCCAAAAATAACGGCGACTATCCAATCGATTAGGCTTTGCATGGTTTAAACCTCCGCAAATTGTTTTGCTGATTTTCCGTGTACAACAATGGCGATTGATGCTGCGCTTGGCTTTAGAGCGCCGTCGCATGCTCCGCATGTAATACATTGTTTTTTGTCGCCACCTTCTGGGCTTGCTGGGCAAATGGCTTCGTTTTGAAGCTTGAGCGCTGATCCGATCGGGATAACGCGAAAAGTGCGCCAGCCCATTGCGCGCGCGACGTCGCGATCGATAAGGCTATCGGCGCTTGCCATGCATAGCTCACGATGAGCTTGCGCAAATGGTTCGCGCCATTGGTGGGTATATCCCGTCCAATCGCTCGCAAGCTCGAGCAAATCGAGCCAATTTTCGGCCGGTATCATGGCGGGGTCGCCGTAAGCGCCAAGCCTAATTTTGCGACCCTTAAGCCAAAGCGCTGCAAGTTTTACATTGTGCGAAAAATCAGGGTATGAGCCACGCTCGAAAGCTTTAAAAACCGCATTAACGCTTTTGGAGTAATCAACGTAACATGTGCGCTTTTGGCTTTCATTGCCACGATGCACACAATCGCCACAAATGCTTTTATCATTGCCAGTATTGACGGCGCTGATAGGGTTGACGTCCGATCGAATAATGTACGTTTGAATCATGTTCCCGGTTTTGATATTGCTAGACTCAAAAACCGCAATCCCGACGATTGGCGCTTGATCAATTGGCGAGAATCCGCGATAAAAAATAAATCCGTTTGGCTTGCGCATGATATTGACTCCGTTTTGATTGATTGCAACAAGCAAAACAATAGCATGGTCGCGAATTGATCGATTGACCATTTGTCGGACAATTTCAACCTTTGAGGGGTTTATATGGCGGGTCAGCCACAAAAGCGCGCAGCGCTTGCGGTTATCGAGAAAGTGGGTGAGGAGGAGATTCTCGACCAAATAGGGGCCGGAAAAAGCGTAACGGCGATTGCCTTAAGTATTGGCGTTAAGCCTGCTCATTTAAATCGTTGGCTATTGGCGCCAGAGCGCAGCGCTGCCTACGCGCGCGCACGCGAGGAGCGCGCCTCGGCGCTGGCGGAGGAGGCGCTGACGATCGCCGACGAGGCAAAAGACGATCCTAGACTGCGCGTTGATACGCGCAAATGGTTCGCTGCGCGCCTCGATCCGCGTTCATGGGCGGAGAATCGAGCGCCAGTCGTGGCGATCAACATAGACTCGCAAGCTTGGCACGCGATAAAACAAACTGAGGCGCTGACAATTGATGCAACGCAGCATGATTAAGCGCGTCTTGATCGCTTTACCAAGCGCGACAATTGTCGCTCAAACGCGGAAAAGCTGACAATCTGGTAAGGTCCGATGCGGTTTTGACGGTTTATTGAGAATCATTCTCAGCCTCGATTGACTCGGAAATGCGAATAATTCTCATTTGATAATCGTTTTGACCCCCCTGGCGCGATTTGGGCGGGGCGGCTTTGCCGCGGCACTCCACACGCGCCAACCTGTGCTTTGCACACCTGGCAATTGTGCTTCGCACACCTGGCCGCGCTAATCGCATACCTGGCCTCGCCCGCGCCCGCCCCCCCCTGCACCTTTCATCGCCCCGACGAACGGCCCCCGAAAAAATTTTCACAAGTGAGCGAAACACTGTTACGCTTGCAACAAGTAACGAAAACAGGGGAACGACATGGCGGTTTATGGTTATGCAAGGGTTAGCACACAGGAGCAGGTAGACAACACGTCGCTAGCCGAGCAGATTAGGAAGATTCAGGGATTGGCGTTGATTCGCGGCGAGGATGTGGGCGAGGTGTTTACGGATGAAGGCGTGAGCGGTTCCGTGCAGCTTGCCAAGCGTGAAGCGGGTTCGCGTTTAGTGGCTGCACTTCAGCCAGGTGATGTGGTGGTTATGACGCAATTGGATCGTGCGTTTCGTGACACGGTTGATGCGTTAACGATGGCCGAGGCTTGGAAGGAGCATGGCGTTAAGATGATTGTGCTGGCACTGGGTACGGACCCGGTGAACAATGGCTCGAGCTGGTCTGAGTTTTTCTTTACGTTGATGGCGGCAGTAGCTAGGCTTGAGCGACGCAGGATTGCCGAGCGCATGGCTGATGGGCGTAAGAGCAAGGCGCAGGCCGGTGGTTGGGTTGGCGGTCATGTGCCGTTTGGGTTTCGTAAAGATGGTGATGGCAAGTCGGCAAAACTTGTGAAGGATGAATCGACCTATCCCATCTTGATGTTTATGGCGGACAAAGCCAAGGAGCGCAAAAGCTATCGCAAGATTGCTGAGATGGTGAAGGATCAGTTTGGTATGGCGGTAACGCATACCTTGGTGCATCGTGCGGTGGCAAGTTATGAACACGCCTAATAACGAAATTTTTAAGCGCTACCTTGAGTTGGTGCGCCGCTACAGGCCCAACGCGCCGTTGTTCGTGCGCGAAGTGTTGGGGGTTGATCCTGACCCTTGGCAAGTGGAGTTTTTGGAGGCTATATCCCGCGGCGAGCGCAAGATTAGCGTGCGCTCCGGCCACGGTGTTGGGAAGTCTACGGTGGCTTCTTGGGCGATGATTTGGTACATGCTAACGCGCGGTCCTGCAAAGATTGTGGTGACGGCGCCGACCTCGAGCCAGTTGTACGACGCCTTATTTGCTGAGTTGAAGCGTTGGGTGAAAGAGTTGCCTAATGCTTGGGGTGATCGCCTGGAGGTTAAGACCGATCGGATTGAGATGCGGGCAGCACCTCAAGAGTCGTTCATCTCCGCCCGTACATCGCGTGCCGAGCAACCTGAAGCATTGCAGGGTGTGCATTCGGACCATGTGATGCTTGTGGCGGATGAGGCATCGGGCATTCCTGAGTCCGTGTTTGAGGCGGCGGCGGGTTCCATGTCGGGGCATAACGCTGTGACGATTTTGTTGGGTAACCCTACGAAGTCCAGCGGGTTTTTCTTTGATACGCATAACCGATTGAAAGATGAGTGGTGGACACGTCGCGTGTCCTGCTATGACTCTAAAAGGGTCAGCGATGCCTATATCAAGGATATGGCGTCAAGGTATGGCGAAGAGTCCAACGCTTTCCGTGTTCGCGTGTTGGGTGAGTTTCCGCGTACCGATGACGATACCTTGATTGGCGTTGAGCTGGTGGACAGCGCTTTTCACCGTGATGTTGAAACGACGGATACGCAAACGGTATGGGGGTTGGATGTGGCGCGATTTGGTACGGACGCAACAGCATTGGCAAAGCGTAAAGGTAATGCGGTGACCGAAATACGCAAGTGGCGTGGGTTGGACTTGATGCAGACCACGGGCGCGGTGGTTGCTGAGTACGAGGCCATGAAGCCAGAAGACAGGCCCGTTGAAATTCTTGTCGATTCGATTGGCTTGGGGGCCGGTGTTGTGGACCGCTTGCGCGAATTGAATCTGCCTGCGCGTGGGATCAACGTGGCTGAGTCTCCCGCCATGGGAACGATTTATGTGAACTTGCGTGCCGAGCTATGGGGAAAGATGAAAGCGTGGTTGGAAAAGCGCGATTGCAAGATTCCTAAAGATGAGTCGCTTTTGGCGGAACTTGTATCGCCGCGTTATTCGTTCAATAGCAACGGGAAGATGAAGTTAGAGAGCAAAGACGAGATGCGGAAACGCGGGATTGGATCACCTGATATGGCTGATGCTTTGGCGTTGACCTTTGCCAGCGATGCAGGAACGGCTTTGTACGGGAAGGCTTACAACTCGCAGTGGGGTAAGCCAATTAAGAGGAACTTAAGAGCAGTTGTTTAATCGAGAGGGGTAAAAATGGCAAAACGAAAAATGCGTAGATCAGAAAGCAAGAAGATGATTTTTGATTACTTAAAGGGATTGAAGAATCCTGTGAATGCTTGGCATTTGGCGGCAAAGTTTGATATGACCACCAAAAGGATTGATCAACTTATGACCGAGTTGGCGGGAGATGATCTGATTGTGAAGTCCAAGGGGATAAAAGACGTTGAGATACCCTGGAAGAAAGTGATGGTGAACTACTTCGAGGTCAAGGATCAGTACAAGACCTTTAAGCCGCGTAAGCCTAAAGCACCGGTGCTGTGGCATAACCCATTTGGAATAAAGGCGGCGTGATGGATAGAGAAGACATTATCCGC